TTAGAGCCGGGCGATTGTGTCGCCCAACTCTTCGACGTTCGTGTGAGCATAGCGCAGCACCATTTCCAGCGTCTTCCAGCCTCCGAGCTTCTGTAGCGCCCCGAGGTCACGGTTCTTCTGATAGTGCCACGTTGCCCATGTGTGCCGCGTGTCGTGGATACGGAAGTTCGTGATGCCTGCTCGCTTGCAGGCTTTCTTGAACACCGTCTTGATACGATCACTCGCCTTAGCTTCGTGGCCGTACTCTTGTCCGTCTTCGCGTCTGAATACGTCGCCGCCGTTGTGACGATACACAGCGAAGTACCTGCGCATCGCCTCAACGACCAGAGTGTGAAGTGGCACGCCGCGAGACGTGCCGTTCTTCGTGTCAATGAACTGTACGTGCGCTCTATCCAGATCGAGGTCTTGCATCTGCAAGTCCATCGCTTCCGATATACGAGCGCCAGTGTAGAACAGGAACGTCAGCAGAGCTTGTATGTGCTTGCCTTCGTCAATCAGCCTGTGAGCTTCTTCCTTCGTGAGCCAGCGCACAACGCCATCGCTAGGCGCGGGCCACTCGAACTTGATCTCGTCGCACCAGCCCATCTTCTGAGCGTGCGTCAAGATAGCGGATACTGGGATGTAGAAGTGAGTGCGGCGGGACGCTGGCTGCATCGTAGGGAATACAGCAACAGCGCCCGCATGAATTTCTGGTGCGCCGATCTTAGCGAGCTTCGTTGTACCGAAGTGCTTGATGACATCGGCTAGTCTGTACGCGTCGGCCTGCTTGCCACCCTGCTCTATGTAGCTGAGTGCAGCCTGACTGAATGTTACGGTTGCGCGCTTACCGTGGATACTCTCTTCGAGCAGTTCGTTCTCACGTCGCGCCTTGAACTCTTCGGCTTGCTTTTTGCTTGCGATAGCAATGCCAGTGCTTTCGTCAACGCTGATGCCCCTGACGGTGCCGCGTAAGTACCAGTACGGCGAGCCGTGCCTCTCCTTGAGCTTGAGCATCTAGCTTCCTCTATGAGTGCGTCCTGTATTTGCGCGATGTGCGCTTGTGTGAATAGCTTGCGGCATCCGTTCGGGTAATAGAACGGATGCCGCTGTACAATGTCGCGAAGACGCCGCTCACTAACGCGTAGCTCTGCGGCGGCTTCTGTGAAGTTCAGTGCAGGCACTACCAGCCGTAACAGATGCGACGCCCTTGAGCGTCGTAGTCGTCTTCTGTGTACCAGCCAGCAGCCACGTTCTTCAGTGCCTGAAGTGCATCAGCCTCGCTGGTGTGCGTAGACAGTAGGTTGGACGTGTACCGCTTGAAGAACCAGAAGCGAGAGGTCTGCACCCACTGATGCAGTTCCCACCGCTTCACGCCTGAACCGTGCCAGCACTTGATTGCGTACTTGCACTTCACGCAGCGAACCTCATCAGCCGACGACGCTCACGATCCTTCTCAAGATCGGTAGCGAGGTTACGGATGTCGTTCCAACGCCAGCGCATTGCTGCGTGCCAGAACTCACGACGACGCGCAGGCGTCATCTTCACCGGCTTGAACTCACCAACTCGCATCAGCTTCTTGAGCGAACTGTGCTCAGTGATCCTGCGCTTGCCGGGAATGCGCTTGCCGTCCTTGTCGTATTGCCGATGCTTAGAGACATGCGGCGCAGCAGCCCGACGCAGAGCCAGATGCTGAAGCAGTTCTGTATCGCCCAGACCAACCCGAGCGAGAGCCATGAATGTACGGCCGATCATGCCGCCACCTGTACGCTGTCCTCGCGACGAGCATAGCGCCGACGAGAAACCTTGAACGTACGCGAGTTGTGCAAGTCGCTGCGCAGGTTACTCAGCGCAACGATCTGCTCGTCAGACAGCCAGTCGGCTACCTCACGACGCTTGATGCGAGACGTACGTGCATCGTTCAAACGCACAGCCTCTTCGCCAACGTGCTTCGTCTCACGCGGATGCCGAGCGAGCGTCATAGCCATGCGCCGAGCGGCGAACGGATCAGACTTGTTCGCTTCAACGTGCAGCGCGATTGCAGCTTGAACGCTGTAGTGACGACGACGATTATTCTTCGGCTTAGCCATAGTTATAGTCTCCGTTGAACTGTTCTGCGTTAGCAGGAGGGATAGCCGCCGTGCGTAGGCTTGTACGCGCTAGCTTCGCTGTCGTAGGTCGTCGGCGTGATTGCTGACGGTTCCTCGCGCAGCGGCTGACCGTTCACGCGCTGGCGTTCCTCAACGCGCTGGCCGTGCATGTTCTGTTGGAACGAGCGGTACGCCATGATCGGATTTTCGTGTCGCATAGGATTAGTCCTCCACATATCCGCAAGCCGCCATGAAGCGGTCGCGCTTGAAATTCGGGTTGGTACGCACGAGTGCAGCAGAGAAGGCACGTACAGTGACGCGCCATTGCTCACGCTTGTTCGCATCCCAGTGCTCAGCCGGTTTACAGTTGAGCATCGTGTCAGCGATCAGTTTGAAGTGGCCGCGCGTCATCGTCATTGGTGCCTCTCCGGTTTGATAACTCGAATAGCGATGCACTCATGCACTTCGATGTGTGCATTGTGCTGATTGTTGTATTCGTCGCGGAATTGCTTACGCGCCGCGAAGCTGTTGTCTGCGTCGATGAAGCGACAACCGGCTTGGTCATGTATCCAATAGCAATTGTACGTGTTCATCATACGTCCTCAGTTGTAGAACCGGCATTCAGACATGAGCGGCAACGAGCGCACATGCGTCTTCGCTGCTGCACGATCAGACGCACGGAAGAAACCATCGCGTCCCCACGAGTGTTGCGGCATGTCCTCGCAGAAGAAGTAGAACAGAGGCGCACCAGTGCCGTAGTAATGCCCACGGTCTGTGTAGCCACCGCTGTTCAAGCGAACGCGCTGAAGCGACACCTTGCCCTTGTAGTTGTGCGGATTGCCTTCACGCTGCATACGCGGCGCATAGCGGCAGAAGTCAGCAGCGCTCGTCATTGCACCAGCCTCCGCTGGTACATGCGCTCGAACCGGCGATGCGCGCTGCGAATGCGGTAGCCACGGATCAAGCCGCGAACCACGAGACCGAGCATCACGAAGAAGCACGCGCCCGGTACAGCGAACACAGTGAACAGAAGCGTCAGGAACGCTTCAAGCGAGATACCAACGTCAGGCATAGTCGTGCTCCCCTTAGCTGTGTGTGTAACCGTCGTGCTCGATACCGAGCCACATTCCGCACCAGCGGATCATGATGCATTCCCATCCCGGCAGAGCCGTGCGACGGAAAGCGCGATAGCGTCTCCACCACGCTTTCACGTTCATGGGATGCTCAGGCTTTGGATCATTGCGAGAGAACACGCGGAGCAACGCTTCGCGCTGTAGTCTGGTGGTACGAACCATTGTCGTGCTCCATTGCGTTGTGTGAGCACACAGTCAGACCGCATGACCGGCATCCAGTATGATGCAAGGGTGGCGCTTCATCGTATGTGCTCACAGAACGCAAAAAGGCCGCGCCCAATTAAGAGCGCGGCCGAGTTGTTCTATTACGGAGGGATAGCGAGAGGATCAGGCCGCGATGCTGTTCGCGGGCTTCAGCGAAGCGAGCTTATGCATCAGCGCAGTATGCAGACCGGGCTTGCCCAGTTCCTTTTCATCGCGAGCGAGTTGCTTGATCGCCTTATCGAGAAACTTCTCGACCTCGATTGCCTTGTACTCAGGCTCCGGCAACAGCGTCCAGAAAGGCGTGAGCATAGCGGTCTTCAGATCGCAGCCCTTGCCCTTCACGAACTCGACTTCATCGCCTTCAATCGTGACGGGACCGAACTTAACGAACCACTCCTTGAGCGCATTCTTGCGCGTCATTTCAGGAGCCGCCGCGAGCAGCGCCGAGATAAGCCGGATGTCGCTGTGCTTCTCGACATGCGAGAGAACCGAGCAGGCAGCAACGTGCATATCCTGTTGCAGCGTCTGGCCGCGCCGATGAATGCTCATGAGCGCATCCTTGATCGCCTTCTCGCCCACAAGGAGCTTGACGGTCGCGGTAGCAGCCGCAACGGGCTTCACAGCGGGCGTAGCAGTAGCGTTGGCTTTCTTGGCAGTCATATGCGTGGTCTCCGGTTGAACGCCGCAATGGCGCGTTTCTGTTGATCCTAGATGCCGTCTAGGTGCGGTTAGGCGAAGGCGTAGCGAGCAGCAGTCGCGTTGCGCCTATCCCGGCGCATCTTGCCGCCCATGAGAACAGCGTCCTCAAGGTCATCAGTCCAATATGCGGTTGAAGCGTCTGTAGCTTCAGCGAAGTTGATGTACCAATTACGGTACGCACCAGACAAACGCATATTGTTCACTGTCAAGCGCTGACGCGCTTCGCACAATGTCATCATGGTATTAGCTCACTCTAGTTGGTTGTGTGAGCACACAAGATCATTCGTTCCAACGATCTGGTATTACATCCGTACTTTCATCGTGCGGCATGTCTTATGTGCTCGCATAACCAACTAGGCACACTTGTAGCGCGCAACGTATCCCTACGTGACGCAGTGCCTAGCTGGCCCATGCAATTTGCGTATTTATGAAGTTAGCTATGTTCGCCCGCTAGATCATACTAAGCACACACACAAAAACGGCCTCTCAAGTGTTTGAAGGCGTTCCTCGCATGTGTTTAGCTTAGTGTTCACGCGCTGCTACTAGGTAGCTTACTGGTACACACTCACTAGCAACCTTGGCTGTTGGCATAGCTAGTGCGCAATGTGTGTACCCTGCTGACTTTCGGCCTACTCCCCGTTGCACCTAGCGCCAGCAGTAACCGCGTATCAACTGAGGCAATCCCCAGTCACGGCACCACTGACATTCGGAACGGTATGGTTCCATAGATCAGCAGATACTAGTGGTGCCTCAAGGCATCGGACTTCGCGCGGCTTATCCGGTTCAAACAGTAGCGCCAACCAATTGTGGCTCACGCGCTACCTAAGCGGTTATTCCCCTGCTAGTCACTCACTAGTGCAGCCATTGTTTCGTTCTGCAATCCGTCACTATTGAGGCTAGTGCAGCCTATGTAGCGTAGTCTGTAGATTGGACTAACCTGCGATCCAGATTAACTAGGCCATGTCGCCGGAGCAGTTAGGCCGTGTCGTCAATCCGTAGTGCCGTCGTCCAGTGACCAAACTATGCACTAGCTTGTTCTGTAGTTCAATCTGTATTTTGATCTGTAGCTAGCTGATGCATACCGATACAGGTATAACTATCTGATCCTACTATGTAATATCATCTGCAATTATATCTGTATCGGTATCTGTAAGTAGCTCAATAGCTATCCTATTCCGGCTATCTAGTTACCTAGACTGCGCAGAACTATTGTATATATATCAGTATGTTAGTTGGTATGAGTAGCTAGGTTATGTAGTTCTATTCGTACCTAGTTACGTAGCTAGTATATATACATACTAGTAGTATCTATTCGGCTTAGTAGTATCTGTATCTATCTAACTATATGATATTATTATATAATCTTCTTAGACCGATACAGCTAACAGGCTGTACCGTTCTATATTCCTAATAGGGAGGGATTAGGCGTAGCCTAGCTTGGCCTAGGTTCGAGCTAGCTACTATCTGAGCTATAACTATGGATTTGAGTACAGAGACGACAAGACAGATGCTTGCGCTTCCAAGCCTGATGTCCTACAATGCGTCACTGGTAACGGCTTTTAATGCAATGCAGCATACATAGGATAGCTACATGGCTATGATACGGTTGGAAGTTGAGGCGATACTCGGTCGCAAGCTAGAGCCACTAGAGAGGCTTCAGGTTAGAGCCAAGGTATCGGCTGGTATGGTCAACCCATATGACGTGATACAAGCTCTAAAGCTAAGGTAGTATACCCGGCACCTAGCCCGGCATCAGACAAGCTACTGATGCTAGGCTAGGCTGCAAATCAGATGCTAATGCATTTCATCCTACAGTCATATGCATGGGCGTACGGGGGAAACGCGGGGCCGATCTATGTTAGATACCCCCACGAAATTTCGCTTCAAATCTGTGATCTGATCTCTGCTACTCCCTGATCTAATCGGGAGCCGCCGTCGATCATCAGCCGACTCCGCCTGTGCGTTTCCGTGAGCCGCCCTGACCAATTAGCCGGGGAGAAACGGACGCACAGGCGGGGCTCTCAGGCCGCTTCCAGCCGGAGGATATTAGAGGCTAGTTCGCACGCCTCGCGTTGATCGTACCGTAGATCGTAGTGGTGCCTGTGTATGATGCCTGCTGCACCAAATACACTGTAGTAGCCACTGACACGTTCACACGAACACGCGGCGTCGGTATAATACACTCGCCGGTTACGGCGGGACCGAGCGTCTGAGTTAGTGCTGCACTGTCGAACCCCGTCAGTACGTTGTCTGCTTGCGAAATAGAAGCGTACAGGCCGGTCATCGAGCCGCCACCGTTCGAGAAGCCGCCTACACCCCACACTTCGTAATCACCCGGCTGCAATAGAATGCTCGCACAAGTCTTCGGTGTAGATGTAGTGAGCGCCGTATTCGCTGCACGCAACGTAGTCTGAGTAATGAACTGACCGACACGTCCGGCCGCAGCGTTCGAGGCATCAGTGATGCCGGTGTACACCCAACTCTGTATCCAAGTCTTCACAGCAGAGAACAGGAACTTGACGTTCACACCGCCCTGCACTCCACCGAACAGGTCGGCGTCAGCGATAGCGCCGGAGGTTGTCTCCGCGCTAGTCTTAGTATCGGCCATATTACTCCCTTAGTACGCGAGAGCCGTCCTCGCGTAGTACATAGCTTCCGTCTTCGCGGAGAACTGCATTAGTGGCAGGGGACGCGGCACTGCCGGGTACACCGACAATGTTCTGCTTCTCCGGTCCCTTCTTGCCCACTCGCCATTTGTTGATGCTCATGAGCCTACAGACTAAGGCCGAGCGTTATGCCCGGCCTTATTGTCGTACTAGACGAGACGGATGTACTCGACGGCAACGTCGATGGAAGCAGAGTTCCATGCAGTCACAGCGTCGATGAACAGAGTGCGAGCACTAGCGGCCTTCGGCTTACCATCGGTAACGAAGCCAGCAGCAAGCTCAGACGCAGCCACAGGCAGCGCTGCGATCACGTCGGTTGCACCAGCAGTGGTGCCGACCTTGATACCGCCAGTGACGGCGTTCGCGGTCTTATTCCTGACATACACGCCGACTACCGAAGCGCCCTGCGGGATGTCCACAGTACCAGCAGCAGTCAAGGCGAGCTTGCGGACAACACCGGCTACGGGAACAGCACCGGATTTGAAGATGTCGTAAGAGACGGGGACAACGGGTCTACCCATTTTATTTAGTTTCCTTTTTGGAACAATTTGATGTAAGGATGGTGTAAGGTTCAGTTGCTAAAGCAACAGACTTACAGCGCCTGTACTGACCGCGAGGTCTTACTGGGGCGCAAACGGCGGGGAGGTTCCTTAACAGGGGCCTCCCCGTTCGCGTTACTCAGCAGGCTTCTCTTCAGCGGCCGGAGCCACCGTGATGCCGAACTGGCGGTGCAGAGCCGAGGCATCGCGCTCAGCGATCTGCTCGATCTCAGCCACGAGCGCAGCGGCATCGCCTTCGAGGCGCGCGATAGCGTGCTGAGCGATGATCTTGATCGTGTCGATGAACAGCTTGTGCTTCTCGTCGTTACCACGGATGCGCGAAGCAGCCTGTAGTCCGGCCTTACGAAGCTCAGTAGTGAAACCCCACTCGTCGCGCGGGAACTCGACCATAGCCGGGTTCGCGGGGACCGTAGAGGCTTTCTTTTCAGTAGCCATGTTACTCCTTGTACGGTCTACCAACGACCGCGAGTGTGTTTGTCCAGCGCGTTAGGTGCGCGGAATGATTTACCTAGATGACCGGGCAGCTTGCGTCCGTCCCCTAGTGGGTTCGACATGAGCTTCCGGTACGCTTCGTCCTTTGCAGCAGCCTTAGACTTGTCTTCGTCCAGTGCAACCATATCAACCCAGTGTCGGGCTGAGCCTGCGATAGCGTCGAGGCGGTCATCATGAATGAGTGCGCCCTTGTCGCGCGTCACCCGGCTCATTTGCCATAGCCAACTGAACGTGCTGCGAGTGTCTGCTGCGTACTTCTGGCACGCATCCCAGTCTTCACGGAGAAGGTCTTCATGCACAACGAACTTGCCTGAGCCGATTAGTGGTTCAAGCACGTCGATGATGCGTAGCTCCTTCTGTCCACTCTCCCACACGTCCTCGATACCAACTGAATGGTTCACAGCGCGTAGTGCTTTGAGCAGCCGGGGTTGCCATGCCTTAGACAGAGCGCCCTTGCCGAAGTTCTCTTCGATACTGATCTGCCGAGGCTTCCACTTCACAGCCGCCGCCGTCAGCCAATCAAGCTGAAGGTCATCGTAGCCGCCGTGGATGCCGCTTACGTCAACTAGGAAGACGCGCCCGGCACAGAAGCCGGTCACAGCGTAAGCTAGCTCGTCGCCGTTCTGACCGCCACCAGCAGGGTCCACATACATATGGAAGCCAGTGATCTCTCCGAAGTCTTCGCCGCTCAGCACGCGATACAGCCGGTCCTTGATAGGAAGGCCGGTCGGCAGCATGATCTGCGCAGCGTCGGTGCGAGCGAAGTTCAACGTCATCGGTGCGCGCTTCTGTTCGCGGTCGTACGCGAGCACACGAAGGTTCGCGAGCTTCAACGGGAAGCGCGCGGCGTCCGATAGCGTAGTGCTCAGCATGTGCTGAAGCTGGAAGTACGCAGCGCCTTGGTCGATCTCCTTCTTGCAAAGGATGTCTTCACCGAGCAGCACAGGATCAATCGCCTTGCCACGGTCGCCCACAGGACCACCACCAGTTTGCAGCGAGGGATCAGCGAGCAGGCGCTTACGAACGAACGGTGCGAGGTACGTGCCGTAGCCCGGTAACTCTTCAGCGGTCGGATAGCGTCCCGGCCAGATACGAATGTCGTAACCGCGTCCCGGCAATCCGTTGTACAGACTGTCGATGCTCTGCGGTGTACCGAGATACACGATGTCACCGTTCGAGCAGATCGAGGCGAAGTCCAATGTCAGATGCTGAACGCGTGCGCGCTGCATCTGCGTCTGGCTGTTCTTCTGGCTCTCGATGTCGTCAGCGATCAGAAGGTCTGCGCGCTTGCCTTGCATGTTCGACGTGATGCCGATGCACGCGAGAGACGGAGACTTCTCCGGTCCCTTCAGTGTGTAGTGGATGTCGAATGCTTCGACCGACGAGCGGTCTCCGTTCGCACGATCCGGCCGCAAGCAAGCTAGCTCCGGCATACCGTTCACGATCTGAATTACCCAGTTAGCGATCTCAGTTGCCTGAGTGTCGCCAGCCGAGATAATCAGAACGCGCGTAGAGGGATCATGGATGAAGCGCCACACTGCGTAAGCAGCGGTGATCGTAGTCTTCGCCTGCCCGCGCTGCGCCTGTACCATGCGGTACTTCGGCCCATGCGCGATGTATTCTCCGATGTCGATCTGCACTTCCGTACAGACGAAGCCCATGAGGTCTTCGATGACATCAACGAGGAAGTCATCGAACTCAGCATAGTGCTTTTGAAGCAGTTCTAGTTCATGCCATCGTTCGAGAGCTTGCTCAGCAGTCTCTCTTACAGCCAAAGCTGTTCCTTCTCGTTATGGATTTACTGAGGCCCGCGCTAACGCGCGAGCCCTATAAATTCATTCGTCAGTTAAATGCACGACGTTCCCAACGGAGCGTCGTCGCTTAGCCTTGTCGGCCAATCGTTGTTCGAGTTCACCCATGGTGTTGCCTGCTTCCGGCGCACAAGTAACCTTGTTAGCGTCGAGGAAGCGCACCATGACCGAGAGCAACGCCGGATTAATCTCCGGCTCTTTGATGCCCTTGTCCGCGATGACTTCAGCGTCCATGAGTTCGTATGCGTGTTGCGACTTCTCGATAGTATCGAGAGCGCTAATCATCACTTCAGCAACCTTGTTATGCAGGTCGCCAAGTCGTCCTTCTGTAGCCGGTCCCTTAGCCACGACACCAACCCTTGATGACGCGCATAGCGGCGGGGACTTCCTTAATCAGTCGTGCGACCAGAAGTACAAAGCCGAGAACCTGTATCACACTGTTAGAATGCTCAACGCAAAGCGCGAGCGCCGCAGCTACGTATGAAGTAACTGCGGCTGCATAGTCATTGAAAGTCTGCAACCGCAGTACTCCGTTGGAATGAATTATCTCACGATGGTAGCGGATACAAAGCTATCGACGCCGAGGTTCAACGCACCGCCAGAACTCTGTACGGCGTTGATCTCGATGTAATCGCCGTTGGCCATCACAACCTTGTCCCAAAACTGAACCACCGTAGCGTCACCGCTAAGTGCGGGAGCCGTGGCGATCAGCTTAGGCCCGCCGCCGTTCTTGGCGATGGCCACTTCACGAATGCCAGTAGCGTTACTGGCGAAGTTCAGATAGCCCTGCACTTGAAGTGTACACGCCCTACGCGCGGTTAAACGCGTCGGTGTGGCTGTTGCAAACAAAGCGTCATCGTCTGAGACGATTGTATTCCACTGAACAGGGTTGTAGCCGCCTGTAGTGGTGCTTTGTACAGCGTTCTTCTTTAGGTCAGTGGCTTTAACAGGAGCCCACGTAGCACGTTGCACAGTGACAACATCTTGGAATGCGGCAGCAAGCTGCGCATGTCCTGTGTCATTGGGATGTTCGTTGTCACCACTGATGCCGCCTACGCGGTCGAGGAACGAGTTCACCTTGGCAACGGACACCGGGTAGCCTCCGCAGATGACCGCTTTGTATCCAGCCTTGTTGATCTTACTCAACAAGGCCAGAGCGGATACAACCCGCCCCTGATCCATCAGTGATTAATCAGATGGCAGATCGCGTCGAAGTCCCTGCACTGCGGCTGCGCAGGTACAGGCTTCGCCTTGCGAACAGTATGGTGCTTGATCGTTGGCTTCGCCTTCGGCACAGGCACGCGCTCCAACTTCACAGGAGCCTCGATCTTCTGCTCGACCTTGACCGCAGGCTTAGTGCCGCAGGCAGAGAGGCCGAAGATAACGGCCCACGCCAAAGCGAGCAGCGCAACGGCTGCGATGATCTTCTTCTTCATTGTTTCCCTTGAGGTTCATGGATGTACCAGTCTTCAATTTCGTCTTCTTCAGGCCACTCGCACTCTTCTAGCTCCATCATTTCCGGGATGAAGCGACGAGTGCTTGTTCGTCTGTGAGTGCGTCTGTGCGGCCTACGCGGCGCAGCGCGCAACGTCTTGCGCTGTTCGCCAGCGCTTGAATGTCGGATTACCGATGACGTACGCAGGGTCATTGGTGTACAGAACTTCTGCATAGTACGGGATGAAGCGATGCATCTTCTGAAGCGCAATCAGCGCCTCTTGCTGTCGCTGTGTCATGAAGCCGGGACCGATAGCGATCTCGCTTGTCACCGGCCTGCACTTACTGTTCATCACAGTGAACTGCGCCAGCAGGTACGCCGCTGTGCCGGGCTTCTTCTTGTTCTCCCGTACTCCGACTATCAGAAGGTCAATAGCGTGCTGCTTCAGCACCGATACACTGTCCCATACGAGCACATGCTGACCATGCCTTGCAGTCGCGGCACGTACGCCACGTCGGGCCGCCTTCGATCTCGACATCAACAGGAGGCGTAGGCTCCGGCTCAGGTTCCATCGCAGGAGCATCGCCGCCAGCATCATTGTAGAGAAACGAAACAGGAAATGTAGTCGTCTCGCGCCGAGCAGAGCCGTCAAGGTTCTTGCCCTGCATACGCGCCATAGCGTCGGAGTGAAGCTCAGTGAACTTGTCTGCACGCCACTGCTTCAGAGTATCGCCTAGCTTGCTTTCCTCCGTCGCCTTCTTGGCAGCATCGCGCTCGCGCTGCATTGCGTTCAGACCCTTCACGGTCTCTTCCATCTGGTGCAGCAGATCGCACGTCGCCTTGCTGTGCTTCGTGTTGTCGATCATGTTGCCGTTAAGTTCAGCGTCAAGCAGGATCGCGCAGCACGCCATGACAGCGCCGAGATTGTGCACGTTGGTATCTCGGCTGTAGAGTTCGCCGTACTTGTACAGTTCAAGGTGCCGAAGCGCTGCACCGATGTACGTCAGCTTCTCAACCGGCTTGTCGTTCCAGTTCTCGAAGCCGTACTTGTTGTCACCGTCCAGATGCGCGAGCGACTGATGGATCATCCCTGCCAGCGGCAGCAGATGCAGCGGAGGCTTCTTGTCTCCGAACAGCTTCTTGGGATTGGGTTCGAGGCTCACAGCGTATCCTCATAGAAGAACTTGAGCTTGCACGAACGCGCAGCAAAGAACTCTGCAAGCGCCCCGCTACTCTGTTCCCAACCATTGAGAAAATATATCGCATCTGCATGACGAGTGATCCAATGCAGATCATCATTCATGCAGTCTCTGTAGTTCGCGTTTGCTCGAACGCCCTCCATATCGCCCCACTTGTTCAGATCGTTCTGAGCGGGGTTGAACACCTCATGTCCCTTAGCCTCAAGCTCCGCAGCAACGCGGAAGAAGTTCGGGAAGTTAAAGTCTTCAGGCCGAATGGTCATCGGCCCTGCAAGATAAATCTTCATGCTACCTCGTTGAGTGCCGTGAGCCAGTGGTCTGACTTCTTCGGCGCTTTGTCCACGTAGATGTCCCAGTGCGCTGTCTGTCCGTGCTGCTCGTGCACGAACCACAGAGGCTGCGTAGGACGGTCAGGCTTCGCACCGAGACGGTTCTTCACGTACTCGTCGTAGCCCTTGATTGATCCTGCTACCGTAGTGCGCGGCAACCACAGACGCTGATGGTAGTGACCCATGAGCATCTTATCGAACGGTGTACCTTGCGAACTGTACGATCCAGACTTCTTGACTTCGCCGCGCATGATCGGACCGATGGCACCGATGATACCGTCACCACCCGCAACGCCGAGCATGTCACCATGCAGCAGCAGGTACTTGATGTTGAACACGCGGTACTGAACTTCGTTCGACGGTCTAACATCGAACTGGATGCGCTTGTCGTCAGCGAAGTGACGAATGAGCATCTGATAGATCAGCCAGTCGTAGTTCTTGCGGTAGTATCGCTTGAACTCCGGCTTGTGCGTAGTGCGTCCGTGATTGCCGGGCACCATCGGCACGTACAGATGACCGAAGCGATCAACCATACGCGCCAGTCCACCAGCGATCCACTCGAACGCCTTGATGGAAGCAGGGATAGCTTCCATGTCGTCGGTCGCAACCAACTCGGGATGCAAGCCACCGCTCACGAAGTCTCCGGTCAGGTTGATGACCATGCCGGGATAGTTGCCCGTATGAACTTCAGAACACAACGTCTCCGTTGCTTCGGGACGAGCCGCGTCTTGCGCTGTGTGCCAATGATCTTCTCGCCATTGTGCAGCACGCCTTTGAAGTCGCATCCGCTTTCGCGCATGTGCAGTGCGCCGACGAAGTACCACGGCCAACCCGTAGCAGCTTCGACGGCTTTGTACTTCGCCTCGCCCTTGATAATGAGGTTGGCGTAGAAGGTAGCATTCGTGTCGTCCTTACCGGGCTTGACCTGAATGCTACTCCACATCTTAGCGTACCCTTTGCGAGTAGCTTCGTAAGTCGGCATGTTTTTCCTTAGTAGATGTCGGCGTGCAGCACAGTCTCCTGACCGTATCGAATGCACGCATTAACGAACTGCTCGATGTCGAGCGGATAGTTCTTGAACTTGTCGGCGTACAGTTCCTGTACCGTGACAAGGGCGTGGATCATGCTGATCCACTGGGAAGTCTCGGCAGACCACGGCTTTGCGTTCAGCACGTCAGTCACCATCAATTGAAATTCGTTGCCCGACTTGTGCATTGCTCGATATGCGAGCCAGCCTTCAAAGGCGTAGTATGCGCCCCAATCTCCGAACAGCGGGCAGCGTTCGGTCTCGTCTTCGGACAGCACAGGCACGCAACCTGTCTGCTTAAAGTACTCTTCTGTCGTCACGTCCTCGTCGTTGATGACGTGTAGAGCCGGTATCGATCCGCTATCGTAGAGCGAAGCGATGAACGCGCTAAAGTCTGCGATGTCGAATGCGGGCCTCGTGTAGAGGTCGTTGAACGTACCGTGCATGGCTTTGCTCTGCTGTTTGAGTGTGATGCTGTGTGTGAGTGGCATTCAACATGGTGGGGGCTCCATTCTGATACGCGCCATGAAAAAGGGCGGTCCCGTTCTAGGACCGCCCTGTTCGTCTTACCTGTTACTCAGTACTATTTTTGTTGTTAGTCCGGTCGCTGATCCGTACGGATCACTTGCATACCGGCGAAATTGCCGGATGCATCGTTGACAGAACGAGATACAAAATACTTACCCTCGTTCTTGCCTTGACGATTAGCTTGCGTAGTTGCGCTCTGCACAGACCGCCGCAGCTTGTCAGCTTCGACACCCGGTTGCAGTTTCACAGTGAACTGTGCGTAGCGCGTTTTGCCGTCCTTGGTCTGCGGCGCAGCGAGAGCATCGAACTTGTACTTCGATCCTTCAGTACGTCGCTTCGCAGTCGGGATGAAGTCAACGAAGCCGAACTCAAGCTCGCCAACCTCAACCTCTTCACGCGTCTCCGTAGTCGTCTCCGGCTCCTTCACCGGCTCAGACTTCTTCACTTCCGTCTTTGCCTTCGCAGGAACAGCTTCCTTCACAGGAGCCGCAGGAGCGTCGTCAGTTAGGCCGAGGTCGGCCAGAGGATCATTGTCCACTTCGTTCTTATCCTTGCCACTCTTAGCCACAGGCTTAGCGGCTGCACGTTTTGTCACCACTTCGTTTGCTTCTCCTATAGCTAGTAACAT